TAGGCAACCGTCTTTGAACACTCTACGGTTACATCCTCTAGGCCCTTACCTGACATATCGGAAGTACCTGTCAAACAGCAACTTAACCGCTGTTAGAAGTGTAACGCATCCTAGCAATACTAGCAAAGGTCTGTTCAGAGTGAACGCCGCCGTAGCGTAGGTGCATATAAAAACAGAATACACTGCTAGCCATACCCAATCGGGTAGCTTGCTTATCATTGTAGCTTTACGCTTACGCAACACTGTAGATAATGCTGAGCGCATATTAGAGCCGTGCGCTATATCTGAATGCTCGTTTCCTTCTTTGTCTATCCAATCTATACGATAGGTCTTAACACCCGTGTCGGGGTTGTGGGCGATTATCTCAGCCCTTTCTGCGTATGCTTTCATATTACTTATTGTTTATTGATTTAAAACCCTCTAGAATAAACATCATTGTGCCCCACATTAGTGAGCAAAATAAGCCCTCTAAAATACTCTGTGATACAATCATTGCTCCCGTCCCACAAGCGATAATGCCTTGCATATTCATTCGTAGGAAATTTCTGAAATCTGTACTCATATCTATTGTTTTTTCATTTTATAAATTAGGTAGCCATTCCAAGCTACCACAACTATCAAACCAATAATAATATCAATCATCGTCTTCGCTCATTATTTCGAGCAACGCTCTGACTAATAACTTGGTTCTATCCATTTGCCGCTGTAACCAAATATTGTGCGCGGCTAACACTAATAATACTACTATTAACATAATTAAAATATACTTGTTGATAAAAACGACTTGTCTACTAAGGGCTTGAATGGTGTGTTAGGGAAATAGACCCTAGTTATGTATATACCACTCGGCAGGTTAGGAGCTACGTAATAGTCAAGCGGACTAACGTGGGTTTTCTCCATAATTAGTCGACCTGTCATATCGAAGAGTTGGAAGTCTATGAAGCCCTCATATTCCTCCAACCCTCCAATCCTAAATGTACCTCCTACTACTTTACGTAGATACGGAATGGATTCTCATTGACGTTAGTTACGTTAATGTAGATATCCTCTTCGTAAGACTGACCGCCGTTATTACGTGTAGCCTTTACACGAACCGTAATCCACTCGTTCTTTTCGTGGTCGAGAGGGGCCGTGATTTGAAGTTGGTCGTTCTGTACCAAGTAAATGGGAAGCGTAGTAGATACTCCGTTGACAACAGAGTAAGGTGTACCGTCTATAGATAGTATCTCTAGTGTTACCTTATTCTTGTTAATCTTCTTAGCTGTTCCGTTGCTCTTAGTCCACCAAGCAGACATAGTAGTAGAGAGAACCAATTGGCTGTTCTCTGCGATTGTAACAGTGTCGACTTGAATGTCGTCAATGTCCTTGCGTCTAACAACAACCTTAGTAGCGACAACCATATCTAAACCACCTGCATCTGTTATGATAGTGTTGAACAGGTATTCGTCTTTGGTGTCCGCGTCTAAAGCAGATACAGGCTCTATCTGTCCGATATCTCCGTTAGAGCTAGTTACGTTAGCAGTAGCGGGTGACATTTGAAACGCAGAGCCTACACCGTCAAACGTTACGGTTAGGTTGTCCGAACCGTCTTCGTCGCTACCGCCTATAGTAGCGAAGGCCGCTGTCTCTCCGTCTTCAACCTCTATATACAAGATGTCCGAAGGGTTGACATTTGCGTTAATGCTGTCAATCTCATTCTGAGCATACGTGGTTGTTGTAGCCACCACTAGGGCTGTTAAAAATATCTTCTTCATTATATTTTATTTGATTGTTTAATATTAAGGTTAGACACCACCTTGTCAATCCATTCTCGTCTGTCAAAATTCGAGGTTGCGGGTAGTTTCTTAGTGAACCATTGCGGTTCGGGTAGCCTACTTAGATTAAAGGCAAACGTGCCGTCAGGTGTTTGCGAAATGTAAATGGCCTCTGTGCCGTGAGCTGACGCCCTCGACATTAATTTATCGTACTTAATCTTCTCTATCATTAGAGTTGGGTAGTGCTTATGCCTGTACTTCAACTCTATCTCACAGCGCTTTTCAACCGAGTAGCAGTCGTAAGGGCTGTAGTCCCCTAGGTCGGAGTATTTTAAGTCAGGAATATAGTTCTGCTTTAGGTACTCGAACATTGCGTCCTCGTTGCGCTTCCAACTCATATATCCTCGCCTCTTTTAAAGCGTTCTAAGGCCGCTAAAGCTCTCCAAGCAACCTTCGCTAAGTGTAACACTCCGTCGTCGTCTACAGGGTCTACGCTGTGGTCTGTGAGGTGACGCACTAAAGCGTCTAGCTCGTCAGCACTCTTACTCATATCCCAATGTAGTGGTTTGTCAGGGTGGTGTTGGTCGTTACCCGCCTTCGAGCATTTAGCAACCTCAGCTAATGCGTTAGGGAAGTACTTGATAACCCCGCTGTACATTGGCGTGGCTTTGCGCGTCTGCGCTTTGTCGACTACTGTCGCTTCTGCTTCTAAAGCAGTGCCGTAATCTGTAGTTGTAGTCTCCGTGTATCGTGGGAATCCGTCTCTCATATTATTGTCCTATATCTTCGTTAGTTAAATCTAAATCTATGTCGGTGAAATCAAACTCTATCATAACTCTGTTAATACCATTGTTTGAATATCCTGACCCATTCCGTTGTACTCAGTGTAGCGGCTAATGTGAATGTCTCCGTTTGAGATACGTGCTAAGTACCAAGTCTCATTCCCTATCTCTAAGGAAGTATCTGTGAGTTCAGCAGCAAACTTAAATTCCGTTTCGTATCTGTTTCCTAGCACGGGTATAGGTGTTATGACAGAATCCATAGTCATAGTCCACATAGTGCCGTAGTTAAAAGCAAGTATACAAACTTCCTCGAAAGACTCGCTAGAGTTAACGCCACCTGCCCAACCTGCTACTGAGGCAGACAACAAGTCAACCTTGTAGAATCCGTTGGTTGTATTAATGACACCTAGTGTCTTTACTTCGTTTGAGCAACTCGCTAGAGTCGCAGTAGCTACTAGAGCTAATAATAGTTTCTTCATTTGCTTATTTGTTAATCGACTCCGCTGTGTTGTCGTAGTTTCTAATCCACTCTACAACCTCTTGAGGGTTTTTTAGTGGCTCTCTGTTCTCCATTTGTAATCCGTCTACTACCCCCTTCAGGTAGATAGCATACAAGGACTCGCTGTTTACTTTATACATATTATATTGTAATCTGTTTATTGATACATTACCCTCGTAAGGTTATAGCCTTACCGAAATCAAATCTCGTAAGGTTTTACCCTTACTTTGTGTACCATATCGTCACGGTTTTACCCTTACTTTGTGACAATTTAAGGTTGAAGTAGGGGAAGGTAAGGGCAGTTGACCCTCCCCTATCCTCTACTCGTCGAACAGGGACACTTCCAATTTGTAAGCCTTTCCCTTTCCGCTTCGTTCAATATAAATTCTTCCGTTGCTAGTGTTGTAGAATACGTAGGCGTCTTTAACGCCCCTGTAGTCATCAACGTCTAAGTGATACTCCGTACCATTCAAGACTAGGTTAGCTTCGTCTGTTACTTCACAGGTTGTTATCTGAGGTACGTTTAACTTCAGGAACATTCTGATTAGCTCTGCAAACGACTTCTGTCTAGTCTTTATTAGACTTCTTTGGTCTTCTGTCATCTCTCCAATGTGTGTCGATATACCACAGCGTAGCACCCGTGAGAATCCCCACGAACACTACTACTGAGTAATACATTAATACTAACATTACTTTCTGTCTTCTAGCTTCATAGGGACAGCAATTGCGGTAGTCCCGTCAAGAACAACGCCACAACCGATAGCAGACTTCTTACCGCCTTTAGCGTAGCCCATAGCGTAAGTTCTGTCATCGATACCACATCCTACAGCCATACCAAATACTCTGCGGTTAGCACCAACGTGGTAGTTAACGTAGAAGTCAGTGTGGTAGTGACCCGTTACCGTAGACTGCATATCGCGAACACAAGCAGACTTAGCTTTTCCTGAGCCGTCTCCGTGAGTGTAGCGAACGCCGTCTAAGTAGTAGTCGTACATAAACTCCCACTTAGGGACTTGTAGAACTTCGCTCATAGACTTAATCCACTCAGCAGGTATACCGCCTGTCTGCGCCTTACGCATAATCAATCTGTCGTGGTTACCCCACATTACCTTCGCTTCAGGGAACGCCTTGTAGTAAGGAGCTAACTTCTTAATAGCGAAAGCCAACTCAGCACCGCCGCCCAAGCCGTCAGCGTCTGTTTCGTGGTAAGACGAGTAGTGATTGTCAATAACATCACCAATAAACACAACCTTGTTGCAGTTGTAACGCTCGTAGGTTTCCTTACAAAACTCTAAGTAACCCTTCAGGTCGAACGGAGCGTGAATGTCACCGATAACCAACACGCGGTTAGTGTCGTTGTTGAAATAGTCGTGGTTTGTTTTCTTCGCGCCACTCAATCGTGGGCGTGATTCAACTTGCTTCTTCTTTCTCATCTTCATTGTTTTAATTAAACGCCTCTGTAGGACTAGCCTCAGGCGGTGGTGGTTGCATAATAGTTAATTGCTCAGGCTCCTTAGGAGCATTCGCGGGATTGTCAATAGCGTACTGCTTAGTGCCGTCGCTGTTCTGCTCGTAGTATCTGTTGCTTAGTCTATCGTAGAACATAGTAACAGTTCCTAGCTTTCCTACAATCTTCGGCTTCGCCTTAGTTATTGTAATCTCAACTTGGTTAGCGGCGTAAGGAACTCCGTTAGGGTCGTTGACTCCGAATGGACAACGCCAAACGCTAATCATCATCATTCCCTTACGTGACCACATTTGTCCACCCGCAATGTCATTGTATGTAGGCTTAGGTATAAATGAAATACCGTCCTGAATACGTGACTGAATATACTTAGTGTGAACAGAGATAATGGTGTGAACTCTGTGCTCCGCTGAATACTTACGCACCTTAGTGAGTACCGTACCGATTGCAAGGTCTTCACGCTGTCCTGACATAACGTCAGTGGTAAGCTCAGTAAACGGGTCAATAACACAGCCGTCCATTTTAAGTCCTGTAGATTCCTCTAACTCACCGACTGCTGTATAGAACCCTTCGATAGTCAAACTATTAAGCCCGCTGTCGATAATAAAGAAGTGCTTCTCGATAAACTCAATAGCTTTAGCTACCTCTTCGTCTGTTGCACAAATCTCATCGAACGCTAGGAAAGGCTTACGCAAGTAAACCCATAGCAATTCGCTAAACACCTCAGCGGGAGAACCCGTTTCAGGAGAGTAGACTGCGAACTTCCAACCGCTGTATTGCGCGACGTTCATAGTAA